CGACTTACCCCAACAACCTTTCACGTAAGTCATCTCGGGTGGTTGGGCGCGCCAGCTCTACTCACGTTCCCGTGCTTTATACCAACACAGTGCAATCCCGTATGTGGCCTTGGTCGTATTTAGTTATTTGTCTTTGCCTAGCATGAATCCGCACATGAACACAGCGGTAATCATGATGACCAAAGTTAACAGGTCGGCCATTAGAACGGCTCTTCGGGTGTGTCGTACTGTGGCGCTGGCTGTTCGCCGTTCTTCAGGCTGTCAATGTATGCACTAGCTTCGCGTTTAGTCATGGCCTGAAGATTGCTCGGTGGCAATTTAGAAATGGATTTACAAAGCGCACGAATCATGTTCTGCTGCTTATCGCTGGCAAGGTTGCTGTTCTCAGTAATCTGAGTGTCGCCGGACATCCTGACAACTTTTTGCATTTCCTCACGGCTTGGTTTCTTTGTCCAGTCTGCACCGAGGTAGCCTGCCGCTGCCAAAACTCGCCCTTGCGATGACGTACAGCAGTTTTCAATCCTGCTGGTGGCGTTCACCCCACGATCAGTAAGCATTTCTTCGGCATAATCCGTAGTGGTCGGCTGTGCATCGTTTTTGTCTAGCCACAACACTGTTTTAACTACACAGCGTTTGCCGTCGTCAAATACAAGCTCTGAATGAATAGCGCCGTTGGGGTGGTCAATCCAAAATTGTTTTATGCGCTCAGAAACGGGCGTGTATTCGTCAAGATTAAATCCCATCGTGCAAAATGCTTTCTACTGCGTAAAAGTTGGCTGTACGCACTTCCTCGAGATGCTGCAGCAATTTTGACACCTGCTTTCTAAGGTCACGTATCTCAACATCTTTAGCGTGTAACAGGTCTGCCACGTCATCATTATGCATATAGTCACTCATCGGCAGCCAACTTAACTTCTGACAAGTAACTAATGCCTTTAGTTGGGCCACTAGTGTTGAATGACGGGTGCCACTGGTGCCTAATGGTTTCGGCAATGTTCGGCAGCGCGTGTAGCGCGCCTACGGCTTCCATAATCACGCTGGCTTCCTTGAAGCGCAGCTCAAGCGCCAGGCTGTGGCTGATGTTGGTTAGTTTGGCGATTAGTTCGCCGGTTAATGTTTCCATTTTTTCCTTTGTTTAGCAGTTGCGTTTCCATCTTTGCACATCCTTGTGACGCGACTTACAAATGAAACCTTGTAGAGACTTTTGCCCTTTAACACAGCCCCAGCCCCACGGCCCGACGCGCCACACCTTACGGCCGTCAGGGTTTATGTGGGACTTAAACGCTATGGCATCAGCCACTTTGACTTGCTGTGCCGGCGTCTTGCCTTTAGCGCTTGGGGTGTCTGACCAGTTACGCCATGTCTGGCGGTTTATCCCCAGCCCCCCTGTGTAGGACTTTGTGTTGTGTGACCAGTTGCCACCAGTTTCGCATTGGGCTAACTGATCGTAATAAGCGTCAGGCAATACGCCCTGGTACTTGGCGTGAGCGTTACCAGCTGCACTTGCGTGGGCTGGTGTGGATAGGGCGAGGATTAGCGATAGTGCCATGAGTTTCTTAATCAACTCTCTCTACTTCTGTTGGCGGCCCCCATGAATGCCAAGATTGTGCACGTGTGCACACTTGGGTATAAACAATCAGGCCTGTGGACAAGTCTGTAAAGACTTGCACCATGGTTTTCTTATCTTTAGACCTTAGAGCTATGTAACCCCATGTGGGAATCATGGTCGGTTGGCCATCATTTTGAGCCAGAGCCAGCAGGACACCCAGCCGATAATGAAACTGTAAAGAAACTGTGTGTCGGTCATGCCCAGCCCCTAACCATGTCCATACCTTTTTGGGTGATGCCACACACAATGCCCTGGGAGCCACTCAGGAGCGCTCTACGGATGCCTAAGTCTTGGATTAGTCCAATGGTGCGCAAATCACTGCAACGCTTCCAGTAGCCCTTTATTTCATGTCCGGCAAGCGCTGCTCGAGCGCCTGCCTCTTCATCGGTGAGGCCCAAAGTTGCGTAGTAATACTGCTCTAACAGGATTGCGCGGTGGGTGCCCACTCTGATGGGGCTAATTTGCCGTGACGTTTCAGGGTCTGTTGCCCTAAATAGTGGTAGGTCGGTGTATGTCATGTTTCCTCTGACTTTCTGCTATTTGAGTAGCGATGGTGATGTTACACAATTTGTAGAAGCGGTGGTGGATACCCAATGGAAACAAAGTACCCACCACCTAGCCCCAGCCACGCTCAAACGAGCTGGGAGTCCTTTATGGCTTAGGCAATGCGCGCCATGCAGCCTCTAGGGCTACGCCATCCTCGGCGTGGCCACCATTTGATTGTGGAGCCAATTCCACGTGAATCCAGCGCCCGTTTTTTGAGCCACCATGATCGGAATCACTCCACAGTTTCCAGCCTGGCTTACCGTTTCTGTTACAGCGCCAACCTTGCCACGTGCCGTTAATTAGACCGCCGTAATCGTGCACTTCCTCAATGCCTAGCTCTTTGTAATACTTAACAAACCATTGCATTGCTTGCACAGCTGCAGCGCGTCCCTCTTTTGTGTCTAAGAAACCAACGTCGCATGCTCGAGCAGTGCTGTGAACTGACATGCCTTGACCAGATCGCATCTGCCTAACCACCAGCGTGCCTAGGTTTGTAAAGCCCCATCTACGCGCACACAGCTCTACAAACTTTTCAGTGCCAGCCATTTTTGCTGTTGCCGTCTTGTCGTACCCGGTGTATTTCATGGTGCTGGTGGGTCTTTCGGTTTGTCCTTCAACCCATTTCCTGCCAATACGCCTATCAAACCGCCGGCCAGTGTGGAAAGCATATAAGAAAGGACATTTATCTGGGCCGAGTCTAATTCAGCCATTTTCTCAGGCTGCGAAACGAACAACAAACCATAAAGAATTGTGAACACTGAGCCAACAAAAGAGATGGTTAGACCTACGGCCACAATCATTACGATGCGCGCTTTAATTTCTTCGTTGCTGTGTCTGTGGTCTGGTTTAGTTAGCATTTTCCGTTTGTCGCATATCTAGGGGCTGATGTGGTTTGTGTTGTTTCGGTGTTTGTAGCACCTGATAACGCTTTGTTTTTGGTTGGTGGGCAGTACAGGCGTTCACGATCTGCGCAGCCTGTGAGGGTGATGAGGGTGGCGCTAATCAGCAGTAGGCGTTTCACGGTAATGGCTTTACTTCTTCAATGATTGCGAGGTAATCAGCGTATTCTTCCTCGGTCATTTCGCGTACTTCGTCGTCAATTTGTATTTGTGGTCGTGTCATAATTAGCCGTTTCTGTATCCGTAAACATTAATTTCTCCGCCAGTAAAAGTGCCAGCAGTACATGAAATAGAGAAACCCGAAACGCTTGTGCTTGAGGATTGGTAGGCGGTGCTTCGGCCTGCGTTGGTTCCGTCAATAAAGTCAGAGGACATAAAAGTGTTTTGCGCCAAGAAAGGGTTAAGGCAAGTCAGGTTGTAGAAACCGTTTGTGCCGTTTGAACCGCCAGAGTGCGTAAAGGTTGAGGCGTTGCTGTAACCAGCGCTTGCTGGGGCACCGCTAAGAAAGTTGGCATAAATCATGTTGCCGTAATAACCGCTAGTTAAACCAGTTAATTGGAAAGTGAACACAGCGCCTGCGTTGTGAGTCACATTGGTCATTTGAATCAAATACGACTTGTAAGTTGCCGAGAATGCACCTGTGACTGTGACTGTGCTTGGCGTTCCTGTGATGGCATGAGTCTTGACAAACACCAGCCCTGAGTTCGCCAGATACGTATTCGTATCGGCAGCCGTCAGCACCTCACCCGTAGTAAAAGTCTTAATAGCCATAATTAGAATCCTAATCTGTTGTTGTCGAGTTTGCCATAGACAGAATCATCGAGGATGAGATAATCATTAGTGTCGTTAGACGAAACCGAAAACAGTATCCGCGTATCGTCAGGGCTGGCGCTGATATTGACACCCTCAACCACGCAGTAATACCGGACACCACGCAACACAATCTGAATCTTCAGCCCCAAGAAATTGCTGATCAGGTTTAGGAATAACACAGCGTCAGCTGCGGATTGTTGGCTAATGGTAAAGCCGAGTTCCCGTGGGGTGCCTGTGGTGGTGTCGTACTTAAA